TTCGTCCTTTGCTGTTTCTTTTGAGCATTCGTTCTTGGTTGAGATTTCCTCAAATGAATCAATTTCTAATTCAACACCAAGATACATTGTTTTTTTAGTTAATGGTTTGTTGCTAGTGAAACATGAGACACCGTTTTTTATATGATGAAAGTTGAGCTCATTAGGTTCATAATTATAATAATGAATCTGTGCTTTGTTTTCTTGATGGCATGATTGGCAATAGTGTTCCCCATTATACATATACATATCGTCCCATTCCCAAAGTTCATCGCATGAATGACAAAAAAGATAAGACCCATTTTCAAAACAAGACTCACAAACATTATAACCTCGCCCTAATCCTTCGTTTACAAAATAAGTCTCATCATCCCTACAGTACTCATCACAATCAGGGCATGAGGTGTAGTTTGATTCAATGCAAAGTTCACAAATCATATCATCATATCGTTCAAGATAATAAAGATTTTCAATGTGGTCATCTTTGCAACAATCCCCACATGAGGAAACGTTGTCATCATAACACGGTTCGCAATATGTTTCACCGTGCAACTCCATGTGTTTCCCTTTTGGGGAGTTGTCACATTCTACACATTTGGGGGGTTCGTTTGGTGTTGGCATCTCTGCTCCTTATATATGTTATCTAAACTTAATATGTCTACATTCTGTTTCCTAGTACATAATGAGGGGGCGTTCTTTCAAAAAAATCAGGCGTGTAAACGAACAAAGGAACAGAACGGATTTAATTTTACTGAACTCATGACCCCAAATGAACCCAGATTTGACACCTCACAGGAGGTGAGAACAAATGCTTAGAAAACATTTGACCCCAAAAAACACTACTCATTTAATCCGAGACCGATGCCACAAGGACAGCCAAAAACGTGTGGGGGTATGTGCCTCTTAGAAAATGTTACTATTTTGGAAACAAAATGTCATCACTTATAAAAGTGTATTATTTACTAAATTCATTTCCGATATGGATGAATTTCCACTACTAACCGATACAGACCAGGAAAGGCTAGAAAACGCCATCACTTTATCGACTTCTTTCAGATTTAAATTAAACATATTTAATAGTGGTCTCATCCCCCCTGACCAACGATGGCTCCAAAGGGCAGCACATAAGGCATACGACAATCTCTCCGAGAGAGAGCTTCAGGTATTCAAGCTGAGGTGCAAGATGATAACATTCCCCCTGATTGGAGAGCAACTTGCCATTTCAACTTCTTCTGCCAAGACATACTGGAGAAGAGCATTGATGAAGTGTGCAGACCTTTGGGAGTCATCCAATCCTGTATTAGTAGAAGATGAGGAGGAATAATGGCAAAAAGAGGTAGACCAAGAATCAAAATGGACGCTGAACAGGTTGAGCATTTAGCTGAGTTCGGCTGTACTACTTTAGAAATTGCAAAGTTTTTTAAGTGCGATGAATCCACAGTGAGAAAGAATTATAAAGAAGAATTGCTTGCTGGGAGAGAGAAGATGAAGATTAAACTTCGTCAGATACAGTTTAAATTGGCAGAAACGAATGCTGCCATGAGTATCTTTCTAGGAAAGAACTATCTAGCACAAACAGACAGGCAATCCATTGACCTAACAGGAAACTTAGAAACTGTACTAAAAGAGTGCGGTTACGAAGATAGTAATATTGGCGAAACGAATCCTCAACAAGAAGAAATTCTGGAACATAATACAATATCAGCCAACGCCTAATCAGACCGTAGTACATGATTCAAATGCGAGGTTTCGCATAAATGTACAAGGCAGAAGATCTGGTAAGTCGTTTGGTGCTGCAAGAGAAGTTGAACCCTGGATAATGTCTCCAAAGACTAGGGGTTGGATTGTCGCACCTAATTACGAGCTGTGCGATAAAATCGCTAGGATTGTAAAGGATGATTTACTCCTGAAGTTGAGATTACCTGTTGAGGCAAAGAAAGAGATAAGCGGTCAGATTTACTACTTCAAGATTGCAGGACTTGCATCAGAGGTCTGGGTCAAATCAGCAGATAACCCAGATTCTCTCGTGGGAGAGGGTCTGGATTGGTTGGTAGTTGATGAGGCTGCCAAGATAAAAAAGGTTATATGGGAGCAGTATCTTCGCCCAACGCTATCAGACAGGAAAGGATGGGCACTGATGACAACAACACCTGAATCTCATAATTGGATATATGATTGCTATGTCAGGGGTCAATCAAAAGATTTCCCAGATTGGCAGTCCTGGCAACATCCATCATGGGAGTCACCATACTTTAAGGAGGATATAGATGACATCAAAAAAACACTTACCAAAGAAACATGGGAGCAAGAATACGGAGCGTCGTTTGTCTCGTTCACAGGACGTGTATATCCGTTTTCGAGGTACACGAATGTTATCAAAGGCCTCAGATTCAACCCCAATCTCCCTACATACTGCTCAATCGATTTCGGTTTCAGGATGCCCTCAGTTGGATGGTTCCAGGTGGAAGAAGGGGAGTCTGGAGCTAAGATACTACAGATAGATGAAATCTGCTTTGAGGAGAATCTTAAAACAGATGAGCTTGCAGATATGATACTTAGAAAAGACTATCCTGTTGAAGCGTATTATGGAGACCCTGCTGGTGGCGGAGTACAAAGTCAGTCAGGTATGGGTGACATAGAACAGTTTAGGAGAAAAGGTATCAGGGTAAGGTATAAAACAGATAAGGTATCCAGAAATATAGCGAATGGCGTATC